CGTGGCAGTGATGCATCGTGACTTCAAGTCACCTGCTCACTCGAATCTTTCGAATTCGACACTCAAACCAAGAGTGCGACGAGGGATTCAGAATCTGTTCGATCTGATGTATCCGGAGTTTTCGCTCCGTAACTCAGATCTGCCTGATCTTCTCGCTGCTGGTTCAAAGCGGCCTTTTTCTCTTCCTCTGGAGTCCCTCGACGAGGGCCACTCCGTCCGCTCCTTCTCTTATTTTTCTTCTCTTTTTCTTGCTCGTAAGGTTATCCCGGCTCCACAACTGGACCCGTTGCCTACGATCCGGAAGTGGGGTTCAGAACCCGTCCCGAACAAAGCCTTTCTACGTACTTCCGAGGAGGTATGTGCTAGGCTTTTTCGGTCTGGTTGGGATCGGTCGTACGACCGATTCTGCCGTTCTGTCAAGATGAACTCCTCTTCCTGCACCGAGAACCCGCGTTCCCGTTCCGGTGCGATCGGTGAGGCCGCCTCACTTGGGATGAGCCTTTTAGATTTTTTTGAGCTCTGTCAGTCTGGCCGGATGGTAGACTCGACGCGTCGCGTCGAGATCATCAATCGTGATGGCAAACAGAGGATGGTTACGGTGGCTTCCCTCACTCAGCACCAACTCCTTCCCTTGCATCTGACTATCTACGACCGTATCTCCAAGGAGAAATGGTTGTTGAAACGTGCAGATCGGGTTAAAGTGCTTCGTGACTTTGTTCTTAAGTCCGGGGAAGTCTTCGTTTCCGGTGACTATGAGGCTGCGACGGATTCGTTCAACTCCGCCCACTCTAGTCACATCCTCTCTTGCATTTTCGCGACTGCCACCCATGTTCCTGTGGGTATTCAACTCGCCGCACTTGACTCCTTGACGGGGAGTGTAGTGTGGGACGGTGTCGAGTATCCTCAGAGGACTGGACAGTTAATGGGCAACTACCTTTCTTTCCCCCTCCTCTGTCTCACCAACTTCATCACCGTGGTGCACTCGCTCGGATTCGAGAGGGCGACCGAGATCCCCCTCAAGATTAATGGGGACGACATCGTCTTTAGATGCCGTAGATCAGAGTTTCAACTCTGGTCTAACCTCGTGTCCGAGAGTGGCCTGGTGTTGTCGAAGGGTAAGACGCTCGTCCATTCCCGTTTCTTTTCCATCAATTCGTCCTTTTTTCATGCTCTGCCTAACCGGGTTAAGGTGGTACCTGTCATCCGTTCGTCTTGCTGTTTCAAGGACTTGTCCTCGGAGTCAGCATTCGTCGGATCGACTCGTTCCGCCACCTGGGGCTGGTATGGCAAGGCTCGAAGGAAGATGGTGTCATTTCTCGCGCGGTTCCATGCGCGAGTCTTGGCAAAGGGGAATGCGAGTGTTACCAGAGGTATGGGATTTAAGGTATCTGCAGAGGAGTT